AGGGTTTCTAAGAGAATCTGCATGATAGTACTTGCCTGTGCGTCCATGCGGACGTAACATAAACAATGTCTTAAAGTAGGAGTGAATGACATGATCAGAATGTGTAACGAGTGCCTGCGCGTAAACAACGCGCACCATCCCCATTGCCCAGAGGCTGAGGACGCGCCTGAGCCGACCTTTACGCTGTGGCTGACCGGCAGACCGATGGATGACTGGCTGTCAAGTGAGGCCGAAATGCGTACCGCCGCGAAGCTGTGGGGGTTCAATCCCTCGACCGTTATCGAAGACGGCGAGGCCGACATCATCAACGAGCATGGCATCGTGATCGGTGGGTGCTACATCAACGAGAGCGAGGTTTGGAACTATGGATAACGCGATCTCTATATGGATGGGGGTGCTTTCACTCCTGCTCGTTTTAGGCGTGGTGGGACGCGGTGACTACGATGATGCAGTCGCCGCCGAGCGCCACTATTGTGAAATGGTTGAGGACAAGCTATGGCCTGCCTACAACCCAAACATTAACTGTGAGGAGTAATCATTATGGAACGTCATTTTACACGGTGGTCTCAGGACGATGATGCAGTGCTGGCAGAATGCTTGGAGAAGGGGATCAAGAAAGAATCGATTGCCCGAGCGCTAGGCAGGACTCCAGACTCTGTTGCATGGAGGGCGACACACATCCGCAAGAACACTCAGAGAGCGTTGCCCTTTAACGCACCCGCCAAGAAGGTGGAGGCTCGCCCAAATTTTCATGACCAGCCAAGCGTGATCCCCAAGCCCCCAGAAATGCCAGATACCATTCTGGATCGGGTGCTGGAAGCGGAGCGCATGGTTCAGCAGATTCCGATGCTGACCCTGATGGCTGGGGTTGGGGCGATGATGTCATTCACAACCTTTGTGCTTGTCATCTTGGCGATGCTCTCATGACCTGCGACTATTGCGACATGGAAGGGGGCGTTCACGCCCCCGCGTGCCCTGCGATTTATGAGTCAATTGATTTGTGCGGGACAGGCAAATGCGCTGACCTTGAGGCCGGCGCTTACTCCAGATTTCTTAGACGCAAGGGGATCATGAATGGCCGAGCCAGACGATTACCAGATAGCAGTGCAGGCGGCTATGCAAATGGCCGAGAGATTCGGAGAGGACGTAGCGATAATGCCCAACTTATCGGTGTCGTTGCTAAGGGAGGTAGACTCTCCATCCATTGAAGTTATTCGGTGCCCTGTCGCTTTACGAAAGAAGCGGCATGGTGTTAGGATCAGGTAGCCCCAAACTCCTAACCGCGAGCGGTGGCGTGGGCAAAGTGTTCTTACTGGGGGCTATCAACTCTCATGTGATCGGTAAGACGCTATCCACCGCACCTTTACCCAAACATCCAGAATGACACTGCGCCGATGGCGGTAGCTGTCAGCAAAAATCCCGCGATCAACCCCATCATCACCCACGCCGCTCCGATCAGGATCGGTCCCGTCAGATCACTTCCCATTTTCAAACTCCAGCAATAAGTCAATGTAGTGTCTTGCTTTTAACAAGTCATCAGCACCACCCTTGTCACGCCAGCGGGTCACATACTTGATCACGGCGTGTTCGCAGATTCCCAAACCATTTTCCAGCGCATACTCCAGCGGCTGTATCTTGAACCGCTTGTAATGATCCCCGCCTACTTGCTCATCAAAACTACTCACCTGCTTTCCCTCAGTCTTTTTAATGGATTGCGTCCACCCGCCAAGCGCCGGTCAGATATCCAATCCAACCCCTCCTTCAGCGTGCCCATTTTCTTGGCGTCCAGAGACACGTCCCACCCATGCAGAACGACCTCCTCCACCAGATACTTGTGATACGGGCCGAACCGCTTGCTGATTAGGTCCAGCGTGCGCCCGTAACGCATCAGCGACTCTGTGGCGATGGCGTCCTTGGCTCGCTCACCGGATGACGGCTCAGAGCTAAGGGGCTTGGTGTATAGCCCCGCCTGCAACGCCTGACTCATGATGTATTCAGCGGCCTGATGTTGCGACAAAGAAATCAGACCGTCCATGAGATACCTGTCGATCAGCGTCTGATCCATCACCTTGGCCCGAGGCATCGTGCCGCCCTCGACCATCACGGCGTGGCGTTTGTAAATTTCTTTCGTGCCGAGGTCTGTGTGTGACTTGTCAGACATAAGGATGCTCCCCGGAAAACTGGAAAAGCTGGGCAAACTGGGCAAACTGGAAAAACCGGTCAAACCGGCACCCGTCACGACTAGAACTCATCAAAATCCTCCCAACTCCGGTCAACTCCCTTGATCGTCTTGATCTCTACTGGCGGAGACCAGTCGTGATATCTACCGTTTGACAACTCATATGTAAGACACGCAACTCCCTGCTGACCAGTCCACTTGAACCTCGACTTCCAGCAATGTATCTCAACGCAGTCCTCCGCTCGGTGAACGGTGATGCCCAGATCTGCCTTGGCAAACCATGCCGCCGAACCGGAAATGTTCATTCCCTTGGGCACTGCATAGGTGCCGTCTTCACGGGGATACATCTTCTGGGGGTGGGCGACAAACCAGACATGGATGCCGTGGGCCTTGGCAAATGCGGTGATCCGACTCAGCATTTGACTGATGCCGTTGTGCTCTTCTGTGCCTGTTTGCTCAATATAGTTATAGGGATCGATAATCAGCCCCCGCACACCCAGACGCATAACCGCCTGCTTGGTGCGCTCAATGACGCTGTCGATGGTGCTCATGCCGCCATCTTTTGACTCCAGAAATACAAAGTGATCATTGATAAAGCTGACCGCCTCATCCAGCTCTTCCTCTGTCATTCTGGCGCCAAGCCCGTCATAAAACGGCTTGCCAGACACCTTCTCTGCCAGCTTGGCGATGTGCATATGCGGCGGGTTTTCAAACGAACACACGGCGAACTTCCATGACTCGCGCTGGGCCAGATTCACCATGATCTGGTCAATGAACTCAGACTTACCCGAACTCGGCATTCCCGTGACGATAGATAACTGCCCCTCCGCTATGGTGAACAACTCATCGATGGTGGGGAAACCGGTGGACGCCCCACGACCGTGTCCGTTGGCGTAGATGTCTTTGATGTCATTCAGATATTCTGACGCACCGTAGACTCCGGACAGCGGAACTGGCTCAGGGTTATCGAAGAGTCTGCGTGTTTCTTCTGCACCTAACTTGTCAACAGCATCGTTTGCATCCTTCGTGCCCTCGGGGAACTTGACCCGCCAGCACTTGGCTCGACCCACTCGACGGGCAATCTCCTCTGCCAGCGCCTCGCCTGCCTGATCGCTATCAGTCGCCAGAATAACGCGCTTGACACGCTCCAGACGCTCCCTCTCCTCCCAGATATACGAGAACTTGTTGTCCTCCTCCGGAGAGACCCGATTCTGGCTTACCTTGGCGGGGGCACCATTTGGGCAGGAAACGGCCTTAATTCCAACGCTAGCCAAGGCAATGACATCACACTCCCCCTCGACTATCGTTAAATCCTCGTCCGTTTCCTCCACGTTTTCTATGCCGTAAAATGATCTTGGGGCGCCATCGCAGAGAAATCCCTTGCCCTCAACAGATCGCCACTTGATCGCTGTCGGGTTTTCCCGTGGCCCGTAAATGAAACCCACTGCTTCCTGTTGAGCGCCGTTGAAATATTTCATGCCGGTGGTCATTGCTGGTAACCCCTCAAGGGTATCCAGATGCACGTTACGCGCTCCAAAAAAATCCTGTATCAACTGCACGTTGTAATTTAATTGCGTGGGTATCTTTACTACCTTCTCCATGTGGGCCTCGTAAAATTTTTTGCGCCGCACAGCACCCGACAAACCACAATGATGGCAGTGGTAAAGGTTACTGTCTGGCTTGATTGTGATTGAAAATGTTTTTTGGTTTTTCTTCTTTCGCTGATCGCCACAATCGGGACACCTCACTCTGGCGTCCGTGTTGTAGCTCAGAACGTAGTCTTCCAGCGCATCCATAATGCTTGCCTACCCCCTTTTTTTGTGATATGAGTAGACCCTAGAACTGTCCTAGACTAGAACAGTACCAGCTTAGAACATTACTATTTATATATACTTAGTAATGTACTAGACTAGGACAGTACTAGTGAATGAACCTCCTTGAGTCTCGCCCCCGCCCATCGGGGGCATTTTTTTAAACACTAGATGTCAACTCTTCCATCACCATTTTGGCGACGACTTTCTGCTCAGTTTTACTGAGTAGTAACATCTCATCCAGAGCATCCTGCAACCCAGACGGAAAACCGGCGATGTCGCAATGCATCAGGAATGCTGGGGATTGTAAATACTTGACGGCGTCTTCTTTTTCTTGCGGCTGTGCGCCAACGAGATCACGAATCGCTTGGAATATTACCTTGCTGTAAACCGTCTTGTAGATATCGGACACTGATTTCTGCCCTCGGGTTGTCTTTATCAACCCCGCCCCAAATTATGTGCTTCTCTTTAACCTGCCTGTCGTTCTTGTATATTGGGCCTTGCATGCAGTCCAGTATCAGAGATTCGTCAAGGTCAGGCCGTCTGCTAGCATAAAAGATAACGATGCGCACCGCCACATCTTTCTCGACTGGCGGCTCAATTTTCCTGCATTGCTTCTGAAATGACTTGACATAGTCGAGCGCTTTTTGTGATTTGATAAACAGCGGGCGGCCACTCTTACTCTTAACAAGTCTACGGCTATTTGCTTTGCTACACGGCTCGCCATGAATCACCATCTCTACGATATTGTTTGACATTTCTTTCTTCCCGCTATTATCATTGCGACTGGTTCACAACGAGGACCGATCCATGAGCAAAATGGGACGCTACGTCTACCAACTTCAAGAATCTGAAGAGAGAGAGCTGTATGATCAAGATCGAACAGAACATTCCAATCCCGCAACGCACCCGCTTGCCAGAGTTACCATTTTCGGAGATGGAGATCAACGAATCATTTCTCGCTCCTGTTATGTCAGACGACGCCCGACTTGTCCAAGCGTTACGCCAACGAGTGGTGCGGTTCCAAAGGCGCAACCCCCCGAAAAAATTTAGCGTAGTGCGAGACGGCGAACAGATGCGAGTGTTTAGAATCCAGTGAGAATAACCAACCACACAAATCTACCGGAGCCTGTTTATCAGGCGCTGACCCACAGCGATTACAGCCGTGGCAACAGCAATCGATCCGTCACTCAACTGATCGACTCTCCGCGTGTGCGCATTCTCAAAGCCGAGCATGATGGCGTTATTGAGGAGGATGCATCCGACATGGTCTGGTCTGTGCTTGGCACCGCAGTCCACAACATGTTTGAAAAGCATCAACCGGACGGCCACATCGTGGAAGAAAGGCTGTTTGCCGAGATCGATAACTGGCTTATCAGTGGCGCCATCGATCTGCAACGCTCCGAGGAAGATGGCACCGTCACCATCCTTGACTACAAATGCACGTCGGTCTGGTCAGTCATCTACGGCAAGAAGGAGTGGGACAAGCAACTCAACTTCTATGCTTGGCTAGTCGAGCAGAATCACGACGCCGAGGTGTCGGCGCTGAACATTGTGGCGGTCCTGCGTGATTGGCAACGCAACAAGGCCGGCGAAGCTCATTACCCGAAAGCGCCTATCGTGATCGTGGATATCCCGCTTTGGAGTAAACAAGACAGGGATAGCTATGTCCGTGAACGGGTCCGTTTGCACGACGAAGCGGAATTCCTGCGCCTGACCGGCGAGCCATTACCCCTGTGCTCTGATGAGGAGCGGTGGAAAAAGGCTGACCAGTTTGCCGTCAAAAAGGATGGCAACAAGCGAGCGCTGAGGGTATTTGACTCAATGGATGAGGCGCGTGAATACGCAGAGGGGAAAGATGATTTGATTGTCGAGACCAGAGAGGGCCGGTACACCAGATGCGAGGATAACTGGTGCCGTGTTGCTGAGTGGTGCGACCAATGGAGGGAAATATGAGTGAGTCAGATGCGAAAGAATTAACCAGAGAGTCGGGCGAGCAGGAGGTGCTCAGGCATTTGGATGACGTGTTCTCATGCTTGCGCATGACAGTGCAGGGCATGTTGCGAGATGCCCCCAGAAACCCCGCTTGCGATGTACAAGAGCATTTGTTTGATGATTGCGTTGAGGAGATTCTCAACATTCGGGCGGTCTCAGCGGGTCGAAGGAAGCCGATACAGTGATAGCGCAAGACCCTGATTTCTACCTCAAGGTTGTTGGCATGATGCAACAATCAAAAAACAAGTTACAGATAACCATTCACGGGACCGTGTTGGCGTTCTATCTCAACGAAAAGCATGTTGGGAATATCACCGCCGCCGAGTTCTACAAAATGACACCCAAGGAAGTATGGCAAACACTAGGAGTAAGCAATGAGCACAAAAAAAACTACCTCCTCTGAACCGACATACCAGTCGGTATGGGAGACCCTTTCCAAAGTCGATTGCAACGAGCACAAAAAGAACAAGAACGGTCTGAGTTACCTGTCTTGGGCTTGGGCTTGGGGCATCCTGATGGAGCATTATCCTGACGCAACCTATGAGTTTTTCAACGAGCAACGTGACGCGCAGGGCTTCTGCGAGGTCTGGTGCAGGGTCAAGATCGGCGATCTGGAGCGCACGATGTGGTTGCCGGTAATGAATTACAAGAATGAGGCGGTCCAGAATCCTGACATGCGGAAGGTGTCGGACACCCGCATGCGGTGCCTGACCAAGTGTATTGGCATGTTCGGTCTGGGCCACTACATCTATGCTGGCGAAGACTTGCCGCCAGATGATGAGCCGCCCTCAGAGCCGAAACCAGAGAAGAAGCCAGCCAAGGCGAAAGAGCCGGTGCAGAAGGTGACGCCGATCAAGCAGGAGGTTGCCGAGCAGGCACAGCCTGTCGAGAACCACATCGGGTCCAAGGAAGAAGCTGACAACGTGCTGGCGTTCATGATGAGTACTGCTGACACGTTCGCAACAGGAACCGAGCAAGACCTGATTGACTTCTGGAAGCAGAATAAACAGGTGATTGATCTGCTGGATCAAAACTACAACGAGCACTATGAGCAGTTGAAGGGTCACTTCACTGCCCTGCGACAAACACTCAAGACCCAAAAGGAGGGAACCAATGAGTAAGTACCACAAAAGCGAAGGCGGTCTTTGGCCAAATGCGGAAAAGAAAGCCGCCAATCACCCCGACAAAACGGGCAGGGTTGAGCTGTCACGCGAACAACTTAAAGGGCTGATTGCTATGGCAAAGAAAGGCGAGACACCCAAAATCAAGCTGGCCGCATGGGACCGCAAGGCGCAAGACACCGGTCAGCCATACCAGTATGTGACCGGCGAAGTATTCTGGGACGGAGAGGAGACTGCGCCTGCCCCGCCGCCGCCTCCCGTACCACAACCCCAGCCCATCCTGATGTCAGAGGATGATATTCCATTTTGATTAGATCAAAGAAAATGCTCGACGGGGCCAAGGGCCAGTCATGTGTTAACTGCGGTGCCGCTGATGGCACCGTGGTTGCCGCCCACTACACCGGAATGAGATCGCATCGTTTCGGTAAGGGCACTGGTCACAAGCCCCACGACCTCTGCATCGCCGATCTGTGCCACAAATGTCATCACGCATTTGATGTGGCGTTTGATGGATCGACGTTTGAAAAGAAGGTTGATCTGAGCGAGCAATTCTTATTCCTAATAATTCAGACGTTACTGCGGCGTGTTGCGCAGGACATCATCACAATCAAGGGGCATACCAATGAGTGAACAGAATCCGTTCATTTTGTACGAGGCCAAGCCGACTCGCCAACGGGCGATCAAGGCAATGTGCGCGGCCTGTATGGGGTGTACAAAGGAAGAGTTAGAGCAGGGGTTTAGGCAGGACATCAGGGACTGTACTTCAGTCAAGTGTCCGCTTCACCGATTTCGTCCGTACCAAACTAAGGAGCAAAAGAATGCAGTTGCACATTCCGCGAACTAAGTCCATCCAGTTGATGAACGTGTTCCAGTATCTGTCCTCAATCTTTCCCGACTCCGTCAAGGAGCTGATCGATACCAACAAGCAGGCGCCATACGGGGTCACGATTGAGATCAAGCCCCTGCGTAGCGAGCGGACCAGACCGCAGGAGAATTACTACCGCAAGTACTGCGCTGAATTTGCTCGGTTCTGCGGGATGACGCCTGATGAGATGCATGAGGAACTGCTCTGCCAGTGCTACGGCTCGACAGAGCATGCGACCAAATTTGGCATTCGGCGACGACCGACCAAGCGTAGCAGTGAAACCTCTAGGGGTGACTATTCAGATCTAATAGAGACGCTGTGCCGCATTGCCGCAGAGATTGGTTACTACGTCCCGCCGGCAGAAGAGGGAAGGGTGTGACTAGAATTAAAGTGGAACTGGAGGGAGACATGGCAGAGCAAGCTGTGACCGCTGTACTGGAGAGGCTGGAGGAGCTGGACAAGGCCATCAAGAGGATAACCGACATATCCAATATGAACGCGGACACTCTGGATATCATTGAGGCGTCGATTGAGGATTTGAAGAAGGCCCAGAACAAGCTGGCAGAGTTGGGCGGCATATAAATGCTCGTTCGCCTCAGCAGGCAGGATGTTCATGCCTCAGAGCTGATGGGCGCCGATACGGTGAAGCTATGCGAGATGCAGGGCTTCCCACCCAGACTTGAAAACGAACGCCAGTCGCGGGTTGATGCAAACATATACGGATTCAAAGCTGAGTTTGCCGTTGCGAGGGTGCTTGGTACTGACTTGCCAACAGTTAATGTCCTGACTGACGGCGGTGTTGACCTCTGGTTTGATGACGTTTCAATTGACGTGAAATTCACAAACAGGGATGGTGGTCCGCTTATCTTTGACAACATGGAGAAGTTTAAAGCGGATTGCGCGGTGCTGGTGAGCAAGACGGATGATCCAAGCTCAATGCGCATCTGGGGGGCGATAGGAAAAAAGCTGTTTCATGCTCACGCGAAAACGCATGACTTCGGGTACGGGGAGCGTTTGGTGATGGAAGCCCATGAGCTGAAGCCGATAGAGTGGCTATGGCGCCACCTAATTGAGAGGAGGTATTCGCAATGAGACACTGCTACGTCTGCAACAAGTCGGGCGTTCCTATTTCGGATGCGCTGTGCGATGAGTGCAAAAAAAAGATCAGGATGGAAGGGGTGCCAGAGTATCTCTGGGCGCTGTTGATTGTGATATTTATGTCTGTTGTCGTGGTTTATTGGCCAGAGGTTAGTGGATAACTTCGTCTCCCATCTCTGCCATCCCGATCTCATAAAGACACGCCATGTGAACCGCTGACGCCATCATTCCTACGTCGAGGGCGTTGGCGCCTCCGCTACATTCAAAGGCAATACTGCCGTCCTTCATGCGGTACATGATTACCGCGCTGTATAAATCAGACGCAAGGTTGTCTTCGTTCTCACTCAATCTTTCGGCGAATGCCTCAGCCATCTCCTGCGCTGATTCCCATGCCATCGGGCGCTTGAACTCAAGAATCTTTGTCATACCTCGGCCTCACAGTGACTCGGTGTACTTCTCCGTCTGACTTGTCATATGTAATTACCTTTGCGCCACGCTGACTGACATAGCCGTGGGAACTGCTGTAGTGGTCACGCGCTGAGAGCGTCGGATGTTGCTCAATCGTGGCCCCTGCGTCATCCAGAATTCGCTCATGGTGCAGGTGACCGCAATGTATGTAGCAGTGCTTCGCTTTACCCCACATCTCGCGGAACCGAGGCTCTGCCGCAAACAGCTTTTGCAGGTTAGCCATCCGCATTTTGTGGCCGTGGTGAAAGCCGAGCATGGTCTGGCCGTGGAGGTAGGCGTAGTAGGGGAACTCGTTATCGATCACCTCGACCCGTGGCTCATCACGGAACCGGTGTTTCATGTATTTCCGCATCCACACGCTGGAAGATAGGTCGTGGTTGCCTTCGGCCTGCACAATCACCACCTTGCCGAACTTGCCGAGCATCATCTTGACCGCTTCGTCCATGATGGCGATGGTCATCTCGACAAGTTTACTGTAACGGTCGTCAGTGCCGATCAAAACATGTTGAGACGTGGGCGTGACCGGTATTAAGCCATCCCAATGGAAGAAGTCGCCGATCTGGTTGAGTATCCCGGTCCCGGATTTAGGGCTTCCCTGTAACATGTTATGAATAGCGTTAAGAAATACATCACGCGCAATTTTGACATCCCAGTCCTCGCCGTCACTGGCACGCCAAGCACGCATGCCGAGGTGAAAATCCGTGATAGTAAGGAGGGAGGCTAGCTCTTCGTCTGCCTGCTTGGGGGGTTTGACCGGCTTGAAAGCGGGAAGTGCCTTTGCCGAGCCCTCTATGGCGTGGAGGATGGACTCGACTCGTTGCCTTTCGTCGGTCGCAGACTTGACCCACTGCCCGACAGGCTTGCCGTCTTCGTTGTAGTAGGTGGATACGCCCTTGACCTTGTAGCCCTCTGGCACAACATGCGTCATGTCGTGCTCTGGGCTGTATCCCCGCCTCGCGGCATTGGCCTTGATGCGCACAACCGCCTTGTAGACGTTGCGCTCGGATATGCCTAGCCGCTTTGCCGCCTCTCGCCTTGTCACGCCGCTGTCCAGCAACGCCGCGACTTCAGCCTGAGACTCGCTCTCGGCAAATTTCCCTAACTGCATTCATTGCCCCCAGTTAGAATGTTGTTTCGATGAACGGAAGGTCTGCCGCCTCCTTCAGTCGTGTGACCACCTTCAGGTACTCATTCAACTGCGCGTCAAGGTCATCAATCATTTCCCGCTTGAGATCGGGGTCCAAACTGGAATTGATCACCTTGCGCTTCTGATCTCTGACTGCGTCCAGTTTTCTTTTGACGGAATATACAGGGTCTTTCAGATCATACAAGTGGCGTCTGGAGGCCAGATAAGCCTCTAAATCCTCTGCTCGCCCATCCTTCTTCAGCCTGTTGACCGTATTAACCACGGTGGTTATCTCGTCATAGAGCTGATATGCATCCTCCCTCAGACCAGACCCCTCCTTTTGGCCAAAGAACCTGCGCCACAGCGGGAACTCAAACACATTCTTGGATGGAGGCAGTGGCGCGTCTTCGCCCTGCACGAACTCCGACTTCATCCCGCGATCAATTAAATTCAGCACATACCCACCAATCGTTCCGGTGTATCCGAACATGACGTGGTCTACTTTCATGGGGCTGATGTTGAGCGCCTGCCCAATGTACTTACCCATCTCCGTGGTGCCGGCAGAATCCTGTAACCCGCCCGTAATCTTCTGATCGATGTAGTACGGAACGATGGCCCTTCCTGTGAAGAAGTTATGGTTAAGGCTCGCCTCTACAATCGGCGCCACAGCCTGAGCGCCTAGCGGGTTGATCTCCAGTGTCGAAACGATGCCCCGCGTGATGGTCTCCCTGACCTCTGGGGCAGTCTTTTCGCCAATCGTTGCGGCCATAATGGTTTCGGGAACTGTCTTAAACAGCAGACCCACTTCAAACGGGATAGGGATCTTGACAGGTACGCCGGCAGATGTCGGGAGCAACCAGTTGTTATCCCTGACTTCGTCTGACTGCTCCTTATACTGATCATCGTCACTGACCAGCATGTAATAGATGCCGCTAATACCAGACAGCAACAAGGCTCTGGTTGCGAACTTCTGTAGCGTCTTGCCGCGAGGATTCCTTACTGCTGAATAGTTGCCGCTAGCCGCACGCGCAAATACATCCAAACCTTGGAACCTAGCGTTAAGGAACGGTATCGCCGCAGTGATGACGCGAGCCAGCGGGTGTGCGCCACGTCTGGAGAAGTTGATGATCTCCATCGCTTGGAATGCGGCCTCAGCCTCATTGCCCGTTCTGGCAAGCACGTCATTGTATACGGCGTTTCTGGTGGCGGCGTCTGACGCAGTGGTTGCTTCGCCAGCCCAGCGCCACAGCGTTGTGAACATTCCCAAGGGACCGCCGCGCTTCCCATCAGGGCCGATACCCCTGCGGTTTGACTCGTCGGCGAAAAACTTCACTACATCGTCTGGATCTCTGGAGTAGTCGTAGCCCCCCACAACACCCACGCGCTCAAGGCGCTCCATGCCATCGCCTAAACCTCGGAGACTGTCTATAACCGGTATGAAGTTAGAGCCTGACGTGACGAAAGTGGAAAACGTGTCTCGCATCAGGTTGGCAATCATAAAGCCGGGGTCTCGCGTGATCGTCTCTCGCAATACCATGCTCGGAAAGCCAAGCGTTTTGGTTAAGATGTCAGTGACAACACCACCGCCCAGTGTTTCCATTGAGCTGTAGATCAGGTTGTCATCTATTTCAAACTGGACGGGGTTGCCGTTCACCTTGAACTTCACCCCATTCGGGACACTTTGCTTCAGCCCGACCTGTCTCGCAAGGCCAAGCGCCTGCATATCCCTAGCGATTCTCTGCTGTGCCACATTGCGCATGCCCATTTCGATGGCGGCGCTCAGGTTTAAGGATATAGATTCAATCAGGCCGATATCGACCGCCTTTTCGCTACCTTTGTACTCCTTGAAGCTGGAGAGGTGAGTCAGGTCGCCGAACACCCCCGTCGCCACTTTCGGCACATTCTTGTCGCCCTGCGCTTGGCGGTAAAACGGGACATAAGCCGACTTCTGCCACTGGTCTGCGGTCTCGTCGTTTAGAATGCCGGTTGCTTTTAAAAAGTCGATGGTTTTGTTGTTGTACGCCTGCCATACGTCGTGCCATTCAGTGACGGGGTTGTATCCATTGACATCCGTCAAGGCGTCAACTGCGGCAAGTATTTCTGCGCGAGTCTTTTCGTCTACCGGCGTTTCCTTGCCGACCATCGTCTTGACCTTGCCCGCCACCTTCTTCTTGTACTCAACTGTTTTAAGGTAGTCAGCGCGTTTGACGATTGCGTATGCTTGCGCCAGCTTACGCAGATCACCCACCTCCTTGTTGTAGATGAGCGACATTACGTCAATCAGGCCGTTGTATTTCTTGTCGCCGTAATAGAAATCCACAACCTTTGTCAGGCCGTTTTCATAAACGGGGACGCCTTGCTTGATTGCGGAGGCCAGAATACCCCTAGACCGGTCGGCGAATAGCGCGGCGGCTATGGCGCTGGAGTCTGCCTCCAGCTCCCTCAGCATGGGCACTTTCTGGTAGTACTTTTCCAGACCGGCGTATCGGTTCAGTGCCAACTGCTTAAAGGTTGTCAGCATGGTGCCAATCGGGCCAGAACCCGTGACCTGCATATACACCTTGCCATTCGCTTGTTCTTGCTCTGGACCTGTTGTTAACTTGTCAATAGCAGACTGAGCCGCCGGGGAGTATTCCGGCTGGTCGTATAACTGCTCATCAGGAACAAGTGCCGCCTCTGGGTTGCGGCCAATATACTGCGCCTCTGGGGATGCCTTGACGCTAAAGCGCGGCGGTCCCTGAGTCTGGTTGATTGCGTCGAGATTCTGCTGAACCGCCTTCTCGACCTTGACTGGGTCGATCTGGCGAGCTGAACGATCTTCTAGCTGTTCTGTTTCCGAAAGAGCGCTATCAAGCCGTCCAGCCCCGCGTCTATCTCGGCCTCCGACATCTGCATCGCGTCGAACTCCATCTGGTCCTCGCTCTGCGCGGCGCCGAACCCGATCCTTGGCTCGCTTGATTCTGCCTCGGTCAACTCCGAGCTTGGTAAGGTACTGCTCTGTTGAGGTTGCATAGTCTTGTCTAACATGTCGTAGATTAACCCCGAGTGATTTGTATAAATCCTGCTCAGGATACCATATCAGGGCTTGGAATGCCGCCGGTTCAATCGAGACGCCTGTGGCGTCCTCAAACTTTTGTATCGCCCTGTATGTGATATCTCTGAGCTGGTTCCTGTGGGTGCCATTCATCGGCACATCATTTGTGCCGTCTAACAGCTTGATCAGGTTTTCAGCCGCAAGCGTTTTCTCGCTCTTCTCCCGCTTGCCTGACTTGAACTCAGCCGCATACTTTCTGTAATCGCTTTCGTGCTGACTCTTCGCCTCTCTGGCTTGGCGCTCAATGGCGTCCTTGACTACACGTTTCTTTCCAACGGCGGTTGCAAATCGCTTGTAAGCATTGTCGAGCTTGGTCTTTGATGTACCCGTCAGCGTTCCCGCAAGGCGACCCATCGTGCGCATAAACCACATGTCCATCGTGACAGGACTGAAGTCGCCGCGCAGATTGGTGTAGAAGCCGTTGCCGATCTTCGGCCCAAAGATAGCCGACCCATATACGGTGTTTGCGGCCAGCTCTCCGGTGTCCGCTTGCTTGCCCAAAAGCGCTTTGCTCGCCTTGTTGAGGTCTTTGACCAAGAACTCCGTGCGCAGGAACTGCTCGATCTCAACGGGGGTCATCTTAGCCAGTAGCTTGTTCGCCTTCTTGAAGTTGGCCTCCATCGACTTTTTCTTGTCGCCCTTACCCTCTTCCTTGAACTTGCCGTTCTTTTTGTAGTAGTTGTACGCCTGCTCCGCGAGCGCAAGATTGTCTGGCACCGCTAGGTTCTGAGATGTTATGGCTAGCGACATCAGGAACGCCGCCCGAGAACCGGGGTCTGTCTTGATCTCCGGATGGACTTCGGCAAGCATCTCAATCGTCTTGTCGATAGTCTCGTTGTACCACTCTACGGCGCTCTCTTGGTTTTCGTATTCAAAGATCGCCTCACGCGCCAGATCGTCCGCGATAGCCTCGCGGTCTGCCTCTCTGTTGATATTGCGCGGCACGCCACCAAGGCGCTCCAGCGTTCGCCGCTGTAAGTATCCTGCAACTGCTTTCTTGCCTTTCAGCTTGGGCGGCTGTTCTGCTCCGGAAACGACTTCAATGATATCGACAGATGTGTCAAGAGGAACACGGTCGAGCAACTCTCCCTCCGCCAGCTCCTCTTCCGCTACTAATGTTGGTTGGTCGCCGACAGCCTGCGGCTTTCTCTGTGACGTGTCAGCAACAACAGCAGTCCCGGTTATAGCCCGCTCTGGGACGACTCCTGCCTGCCGCTCGGTCTGGTATAGCGTTCGTATCTCGCCGCGCTCTCTCGCTCCGACCTCTCCGGTCTCCAGACGCCGCAGGAAGTCGCTGAAGTTTCTGGCTTCTACGCCTCGGGTAAAGCCGACCATCTGCTTGAAGAAATCCATGATGCGGCGCATCAGCGTCCTTGGCTTGCCGCCCAGCTTGACGGGATTGCCACGGTCATCGATCAGCTTGTTTTGGTAGCCGTACTTGATTAGCTCCGCAATGGCCTCTTCCATCTGCTGGACGGGGTTGAGGTTGCTGTATTGCCTTGCCGCATACTTAACAAAGGTCTCGCCGGCCTCATAGCCGCGAGCGTTAACGGGCTTGTATCGTCTGGCGACACGCTCAAGAAGCTCCAGCTCCTCCTGAGTGATCAGGTCTAATGCGCGTAGCGCGTGGATTGTTTCGTGGTTAAACGTGCCGAGTATGGCCGCTTCAAGCTCTGCGTCGGTTGCGTCGGGGCCAACCTCTTCCATGATGGTGTCAATGCTGACTTGCATGACCCTGCCGGCGGGGTTGTATGCGCCTCTACTCCTTTCGCTTCTAGGGTCTTCAACAAAGGTTATATTGCCCTCTGCGTCAACCCGAGCGAGTCTGACTCTATCAACCAGCTTTGCGGTTATGTCGCCAGCCAGACCCATAGCCGTGAGTCGGTCTGAGATTGCCTTTGCCATTGCCTGACGACGCTGGTCTGGAGCCGGGAGCGCCAGTATCTCTGACTCTTCAACAGCAACAGATGGCGCCGGAGAGGCGATTTCTCTGGCTTTTTTGACCACCTTCTCATAGGCCGCTGGCTTGATTTCAACGCCACGGAACTCAAAGGCCGCTCTAGGGATGTCAGAACCCTGCTCGCGCAGATGATCCACAGCCAACTGTAGTTGCGCGGGGGAGTATGGCTTTACCTCAAAGAGAGGCACTTGGGTGGGTTTGTTGAAGCGAGGAGCCTGCCGTAGCTTGTAATAAAGCAACTGCCGCTCTTCTTTTGTGAGGTCATTGATGGACTGGTCGCGGCGTAGCTTTCTGCCCGTGTAGCGCTGGGCAATCTGCCGCATCTCTGGGGACATATACCCCATGTCGATGTTTTTAGCCGCAAGGAGCTGTTCAAACTTCTCCCTGCTAAGATCCTCTTCGCCAAACAGCTCAGAACTGCTAATGAAAGAACCGCCTTTGCGCTGGTTAACAAAGGCCGCGTAATTCATTGCGTCCCGCATGCTAGTGAACTTCACCCTGTTCGGGGCGCGTTTACCCGCACTGCGAGCCGCGTCTTTCTCTTGAGCGGTTGCCGGTCTGGAGTTTATGGTTCCCGTCGATACGCCGTCACGATCTATGCTGATCATTGGCACGCCATCTTTCTGCATGGCTCGCAACGTATCAACTTCAGATGCGCCCGACTCAAACTCAGCAAGGCGCCCGACGTTATCCCCAAGCGCCCTGCGCACTTCGGATATGGAGAACCTGTCCGTCTCCGGCAGGCCCTTCTTGATTCTGGCCGCATTCAACCTCTGCGAGGCGGTCATATCCTTGGGCTTGACGCCAGCCTCCATGGCCTGCTGGGCTGTCAGATCATCCGCAAATCCCTCTTCTGCGATTGTCCCGGCGGCATAATCTACTGCTGACTTGTTATATGTAGTCCTGTCCGCGCCAAGAACTTGACGGCCAAGCGTTAGCAGAGACCGTTTTTGATCGTCATCAAGACGCGCATCCATCTCGCTGATAGCAAGGAGATTATTCTGCTCCAGAGATTGCTCTAGCACCTGCTCGTTTAAGGCGCCTGCAAGCTGTATTGCCTCCCTCGGGTCGGCATACTCAGGCCCGTATTGCTTGCCTTGGCTGTCCACGACGATAGTGGACTCCGCCCCCACCTGCTCCAAAGCAAAACTTTCGTACATGGGAAAAGATGATCCCATCCTGCCTGATATGGCAATTGCTGTCGCCTTGTATGGGTTGCCGCCAGCAAGTCTCTGCTCGACGATAGGCGCACCATCTTTCCCTGTGGTCGTAAACGGCACGGTAGCAGGCTCGACATTAATTACATCGACCTCCTCCTCAACTGCCGGCGCTGACCGCGCCTCCCTGCGTGCTTGCTCGTCAGCGGCTTCTTTTTCTCTAAGCCGGCGCTCTTCCTCTAGGGCGGCTTGGTTTAGTGCTGACTTACGTCTTCCTGCCGCATAGTTAACAACAAGGTCTGCGGCGGCACCGACTGCGCCACCAACAGTCAGGTCATCCCATGCTGATTCGCCAATCGGGGTATTCGGGTCATACAGTCCGCGAGCCGTGAAGTCCTGCAAGAGACCGGCTGTAACCTCCTGCACACCCTCCACGCCACCTGTCTTCGCCGCGTTGATCAGTCTGGGCATGATTGACTTGGCGAGAGACTGACCGGCAACGTCCGCTGGCAGACCCCTGAACAATCGTTCAACGGGCGCTAGCTCGGTCAAGCCGATGGCGGCGCCAATAAAGATAGCCGCGTCCTCGGTCTCAGGGCTAATTTCTATGCCCTGCGCCCGCGCCTGAGCGATTCTCTGTGACTGGTCGCCAGCGCCGGCGCTATACGCGAGCGTGCCTGCACCGCCAAGCTCGGCGGCTTTCAGTCCTTTTCCGGTAAGTCCTGCGGCTTTGCCGATCAGGCCGGGGCCAAGGAAGGTAAAGAATGATCCAAGACCCTCGCCAAACTTGGTGCCGAATGAGTCCTGATATCGTTGGTCAACGCCCAAAGCGCTTTCATTGAGAGCCTCTCGGCCCTGACGAGCAAGATTCAGAAGATAATCTTCGTCCTCTTCGTCTATGGCATCTTCTAGCCCGACCAGATTCAGGCCGGCGTCGGCGAGCTGGAACAAGCCCTCGCCGGTAGATATAAGACTGTTAGCCACGCCACGGGGAATGCCTTTCAGCATTTCTCCGGTCGCGCCAAGAACGGTTGTCTCTGGGTCGAACTCGTTCCCGCGGATCATGCCGGCGAACGTCTCTGCGGCCTCAAAGTCTCCCGCTTTATGCGCGTCTACCAGCGCATTTTTAAGCTCTTCCCTTGTGGCCATGTTAGTTAGCTACATTGTATTGAGCGAGGATGTCTTCCCTACTGCGGCTTCCAGTCTGCGTCCCGCTGGGGGCGGCCAATCCCGACACATCAACGTCCATCAGAGGCCCGTATTTTTGCAGGAGTTCCATTGTCATGCTGTTAACTACATCTCGCATCGTCTTGCCTTCTGGGGCCAGATCAGGCATCGACTCCTTCACAAGTGCCGATACAAAGCTAAAAAGCTGGCCCATGTTGACTCTCTCGCCCTTCTCGATTTCAGCTCTAATTTTGCGATCTGCCTGATCAAGAGTGCTGGCAAACTGCTCCTCACTGACTTCCAGCTTGCGCTCCTGCAAGCTCATCTGGCGCTCAAAGCGATCTGCCTCGTCGCCTCTGCGGATGTCTTCGCGACCAGCTTGGTACTCAGCCAGACGGCGCTTCATATCCAGCGCCCTTGCGTCGGAGGTACCCTGCATGGCGGCAGTGCCTGCGGCGGACAGCCCCTTGGCCACATCACCAGATGCAACGCCAGCGCCAAGCTGAATCATTGCGTTGGCCAGAGCCTGTTGCTTGCTTTCTGCTATTAGGTCTGAGAAGTCAAGAGCAGGCATGTCCGGAGCGCTTTTGTCGTTTCTTGGCAACGCAGTAACCGCATCTGTCGCTCTTGTTGCGGGAGTCCTTTCGCCCTTGGTCGTTGCTGTGCCTGCCCCACCGTCAGTCGTCTCGCGATCAAAAACGCTTGTGCTGTTTCTGGCCGCTTCCCTTGCCGCCGCAATAGCGTTCTGTCGCTGAAGGTACTCAAGGCTGTATGGGGACTGAGCCGCAACTTCGTCTGCCGCAACCGCAGGGAGCAGTGTTGTGTAATCCGTGTACTCAGGAAGCATTCCGTTTCCTTGAGTCTGAACGGGGCTTCTGCCCTGCTTAGTGGCGTCTTTAGATCCGAATATCTGACCAAGGGTTAATGGGTCATCTACAGAACCAGTAATAAGCTGGTCGAGTGCTCTTGCCGGCTCGCTGATAATTGGAGTGTCTGCAATATATGCTACTCCCTCACCCACCGCGCCAAGGATCGGCGCGATTCCGCCCTCTACCACGGTCCTTGCCGCAGGCATGACGGATGCAACGGCCTCTCTGCCAAACTGGCCAATTGCGGCGCCTATGCCGTCCTTCTCCATCACCTCGCGAATCCGTTGACTTGCCTCTCTGTCAAATTGAGCTAATGGAGTAGCTGACAACTCATCTGATATAGCGCCGCCGAGCGCCTCTATGCCCCTCTTGAGGGAGGAGTCTGCATATATCTCGCTTGCCGGCTTGACTTGCGGCTTCGGCCTCGTTTCGGAGAGAGTAATCCCCTTGAAGCTTCTGTCTTCTGGCGTTACGGGCATTCCGTCAAGAGCATCTAACTGCGCTTCTGCGGTGCGCATCTGCTCTTCGTCCATCGGGACTGGCGCCCGACCCGACCTTCGTGCCTCTGTCGGCCCCAACAATGCGCTGTAGTTTGGCCTCTGCAACGCAGACTGATACGGAAAACTATCGACAAAGCTCTCTACCGACTCAGCCGCAGATTTAACCCCGCCCAACGGATCAGTCATGGAGTACTTTGGGATTGCCCCGTAGGCGTCTTGCAGTTTTTCCCCCACGGCCTTATCCAGCCCTGCTAGTGACGGCAGTTCGCCCATGCCAGCCGGACCCAGCATGCCATAATCAGGCATATTCATCTGAGCCTGCCTGACAAGCGCCTGATACGCCTCTTCAATACTAATTCCCGCAGTTCTGGCTAAAATCTGCGCCCTGTCTAGAAGGGGGTCAATGTACTGCTTCTGTATCCCATACAAAGCACCAGATCCGGGCATGCTCGTAATCCCGCCAGTCTGCATTTTTACTGTCCCGCCCTGCGCCATACCCATAGGGGGCATTCCTTGCGGAGCAGATGCTATTCCTGCCTGCGGCATAGGGGGCGCCATAGGAGGCATGCCACCCATCGGAGGCGCTCCTGCTGGCGCCATTGGAGGCTGTTGAGGAGCCATTTGCGGGGGCATTACGCCACCAATACCCATAGCCTCCATCACGATCTGGTCTTTGACAGTGCCCTGTGGCTGTTGTTGCTGTTCCTGATAGCGCTTGCGCATATCGCTACGGCGCTTGATTTCGGATACCACCAGAAACTGCGGCACCTGTCCGCTGGGCGCTGACGCCTCCTTCATCAGGGCTTGATCGGGAAGTCCCTTGATGATGTCTTCTTGCTCAAGGATATTCATCGGCTAGCCTCTATCGAAATGCGTTGTACAGGCCGACACCCGCGATACCAGCGCCCAGCAACTGCTGAGTCATGGACGGGGTGATGCCATATGATTGTGATATCTGTCCGGGCGCAATCGGGATGCCCTGCAACATAGAGCTGTAGAACGTCAGATTCTCTCTTGGGTATGCCTGCTGGCGGAGGAAGTCGGAGTAGCCGATATCCAAGCCGCGCTGACGCAGTTCTCTTTCGATCTGACCGGCAGTCTGCATGGCTCTAAGTCGCTCCAGCTCCATCTGCTGGCGCTGACCCACGAAATCGCCCAGCATGCCAGCCGCCGCAAGCCGTTGTTGATCGCCGCCCATCAACTGAGCGTAAGCTGACTGACCAAGCTGTGCCGCTCTCTGCGCCTGAGCGTAATTCATCTCCATTGCACGGCTTCTGGCTTGCTCTTCTGCAATACGGCCAGCCTGCTCGATTCTTGCCGCATCCAGACCCATTCCTGCCGCCTGCTGTCTGGCCTGCTCGCCAGCTTGGAAGGTGCCTGTGGCTTGGGTGTATGCCTGCGCAAGCCCCGCCCCATATATGTCGCTTTTCTGCTGTTGTAGATTGCGCTCTCTTTCTGCCTGCATGATGGCTTCGCGATACCCGCCCAAGCTACCCAGCCCTGCTGACTGCAATCCCAATTGCTGGCCCTGAATCTCAGACTGGCGTTGCGCCTCGCGCATCTGCGGGTCCGTCACCAGCTCCATGTACGGATTCATGTATGAGCGAATGACTTCTGGGTCGTTCATGAACTGAGGGGTGTACCCGCTGTACACGTTGCCCTGCTGGAACTGGCTGAGATATCCGGGCATTTCTTGTGCCCGACGTGTTGTCTCCAGCATGGTGCTCGCGTAAGGACTGCCACCGCCAATCTGAGCCGCAATAGAGCCAGCCGCCTCCAGCTCTGCTGGCGTTCCAGACATGCCGAGGTCTTGGATGCGCTTCATCGCAGTCTGTTCTGCCGGCATGAAATACTGAAGCCTAGACCCGCCGTAGGGGGAATACAGTTGAGAGCTTTCTAGCCCTGTCCGGACCAGTAGGTCACGGTAGTAAGGTTCTGCATACTCAGGCAGGTTTGTTTGAGTTACTGTGGACTCTGTGGGACCACCACCGCCGCCTCCTCCACACATCCTTTATTGCTCCTTATCCCTTAAAAACTGAGCGCCAACCATCCGGAAGCCCATTTTTTCAAAAAACTTAATTTTCCTGTCCACGTCCACATTATTAAAGATGCCCATCATAAGCGGCATGCTTTTCTCAGTGGCGTGATCCTTTGCCAGCTCAACCAATCGACCCGCGACACCATGCTCTCTGTACTCCGGCGTAACGTATGTCCACAGGTCTCCCATATACTGCGCTTCCGTGTACCACGGAGAGGTTATCTGCAATCCAACAGACCCGACTATTTCGCCCTCGTCTTCGGCGACCCATGCGCCACACTCAATTGCCGCCACGACAAAAGGCAGTCCTTTGGCAAAACTGAATTTTGATGCGCTTAAACTGCCCATCTCATGCTCTTTGCCGAATGTTGCAATCAGGAAGTCCACGATCTTCTGTAGGTCTTCCCGATTCTCCTCTAGTCGCCTGTATTGAATGTCCGGCACTACAAGTCCTTTTCGTAAAATGCAGATGTCCTGCGGAATCCGTCGTCTTTCAGCCACTCCCAAAAGCCAAAGCGGGCTATGCCCTCTATGCCATCACACCCCATTTCCTTGGCATGCTGAGTTAAGCTGTTGAGCATATCGCTGTACCATGCATCAAAGCCCTCGCCGCCCAAGAAATGCATGGATAGCATTGTCCTTGCGGGGTATCTAGTAATCTCAGTGGTCACTGCGCCCCAGACCTTGTCATCGTCAAAAGCGATCCAAAGCTGGGTGTTGCCCATCATCACTGCCGCGCAGAGATGCTCCATCGTCCACCGACCGTTGGCTACCTCTACAGCCGGCTCAAGCCAGTGCCTCGCCTGATTCCAAGCGGTGGAAGCGTGTTCCAGTGGCACTAGGCTTATTTTCATGCAGGCATTATTCTCTCTGCGTTAATGGATGGGGCTTGCTTTGTGTTACCGCCGCGAGCCATTCTGACTCGATCCATCATCTGGTCTAGCTTTTCCGCCCCGGCGTCAGAACTTCCATCGCCTAATCCTGACACGACATCAGCAGGGACAATAAACTCTCCCGGCGACACCGCGACAGGCTGTTGATCGCCAATCATGCCGGGGATCTTGTCTTCCATGCCGCTACCTTGACCACGAATCATGCCCTCCGTTTGCGCTTGAGGCGCCACAGACCGCAATACCATGTTGCGGATCTGCTGGAACATTTCAGGCCCGTATTTTCTCACAAACATGTCAACAATAGCGTCAGGATTTTCTACTCGCCCAAGAACCGCCGCCGCCACCATGTTGTATTCCTGCTCGGTAGGCATTGTCGCGGTAAATTCAGTTGGCACATTTGCTATGCCGCCAGCCGAAACTTCAGCATTGCCCATTGACGAACGAAGCGGAATGGTCCCGCCGTCCGCAAACTTAGGGGTGTACCCATACTTGATGTCCTCAACGGCATAGGACGAAACGCTACCGTCTTTGTTCGCAAAGTAGCGACGGTCGCCGATCTGGATACTGGCGGCGTGAGCGCCAATGTTGTGTTCCCGGCCCTGAGCGTCGGTGTACTTGCGCCCATACGCCTTGTTAAAGCCCATGTGAGCAAGTCTAATCCTGTCAACATTTGACATCTCGTTGGGGTTGAGGTACTGCGGAATGTCCTTGTACTCGCCAGAAAGGTATTTTTCCATCCAGTCGTCGCTTGCTGTGCTATAGATCCCAAAGTCAGGATCGTAGGCCATAGTGGAGCCTGACCCATATTTCCCCGGTTGTTTGCTAAGGAGTTCTTGGAATTCCTCTGGAGTGAGGTCTTCCCGAGACCCAGCCAGCACATTTTGACCCGACAGTAAGCCCCTCTTGCTCCATATATAGGGATCTTCATCTTTTAGGTCTGCCGGCCCTACATAACCAGATGCTCCGGTTCCGGCACCAGTTCCAGTACCCGTGCCTGTGCCGGTTCCTGTACCCGTGCCTGTGCCGGTTCCTGTGCCCGTGCCTGTGCCTGTTCCTGTGCCTGTGCCTGTGCCTGTTCCTGTGCCCGTGCCTGTGCCTGTTCCTGTGCCTGTGCCTGTGCTTTCGCCCAGCACATTCTTTCTGTACCAGTCCAGATCAGATCCTTGAGCGGCGGCAATCAACGTCTCTCTCAATTGATCAAGGGGGACTGCGCCGCTTTGAACTTGGCTCATCCAGTATTCAGCTCCTGCATCCAGTGCGTCTCTGCCGAATAGCTCTTGATACAGAGCATTTAAATCCGCTCTGCTGATGGTTGGGCCGGTGGTTGTGCCGCCTCCGCCACCTGTGCCGCCGCCTGTCTCAGTGCCTGTTCCTTCACCAAGAACATTTGTCCTGTACCAATCCCAGTCTGCACCGCCCCCTTCCTTGGCGGCGGCAATCAGGGCGTCTCGCAGGCGGTCTGCGCTGACGTTTCCTCTGGCAACCTGATCAATCCAGTACTCAGCGCCTGCATCAAGCGCGTCCCGACCAAACAACTGCTGGTAAAGTTCATTGACATAAGCCCTGCTTATCGTCTCACCACCGCCACCGGGGGTTTGTGGACCCACACCAGTGCCAGTTTGAGTGGGATCATCCGGGGTTGTACCTGTTTGAGTGACGACAGGCACGTCTTTTGGCTCGTAGGTGCCGAGTGTCCTGTAGTAGTCTTCCAACTGCGTTTGATATGCCTGCTTGTCCAATACTGGATCGAAGTAGTCCGTGCCGTAATTAGTGAAGCGGTTTATGGTTGGGCGATACTGTCTTGTTGGGGTGACAATCCTATCTGGATCAGCTTGGAAGTAGCTAAACTCAGGCTCAAAGCCCGGCATGTAGTCCTTTGGAGGAGCAACAGAAACCCCACCGCGAAGGTTTTTCTGTATGGTTACTGGGTCTAGTCCACCGTATCCGGGCTGTAACCCAGCGCCAACAGCGGAAAATCCGGGGATGCCAGCCTTCGCCAACGCGGCACTTAAATTGTTCGTGTCTAAGCCAGACTGGCTTAAAGTCTGGCCGGTCGCCTCTAGGTATCCTCGATTAGCCTCGTTGAGCCGGTTGTAATAACCCTCCAAGATTGCTTGGCCGTTGTGGCCAAGGATCAGCCCCCGATTAGCCATTTCTAGAATCTCTAGCTCTTTTTCGGTGGGCGTTACGTCAAATTGCGACAGATCTACTCCCGTATCGGTGCCGCCGCCCCCTCCCCCCATAGTGGCGGGGTCAAGGCTAGAAAGGTCTACATTTTGGCCCATGTAGTTAAAGTTAAAACCCGTAAAACCAAGGTCTTGCAGTTGCTTCAAATAAGCCGCAAGCGCCGCTGGGTCGTATGTGCGGTCACTTTCAGCCTCCCCGCCTTCTTCCATGCGTACAACACCACCCTGAGCCGCATACATGGGCGGGGGCGTGTTTCTGCTCATCATTGAGCGGTATGGGCTATAACCGCGCTGGGCGAATGGCTGTGCCGCCGCGTAGGCACCTTGCAGGTCGTCATACGCCTGACGGCGCTTTGCCTCTGACTCTCCTCGCATAGCCGCTTGCTGGCGCTCAAAGTCCTGCTGGGCGAGCATCTGAGCCTCCATCCCAGCGGTAACTCCAGCCCCCATGACATTCCCCGACAGGCCGAGGGTCTGGCTTGCAGTTTCGCCAAGACCAGTTCCAGACTGCATGGCCTCGGGAAGCGCATTGGAAACAGTAGATCGCAGACTTTCTATGCCTTCCCCGAAGCCGCCAAGAGAAGACCCAGCGGTAGCAGACATGTCAGCAAGCTGTCCAGCCTGAGAAGCCTGAGCCAGCGCCTCTCCGGCAGGGATGTCGCCGGCACCCTCTATTACGTCCGCAATGCCAACGTCGATTTCACTGGGAATGGCTTCTGCCGCGCCCAAAGCATCGCCGATCCCGGCCCCGAATCCGGCGGTAAGTCCGGACAGAAGGCCGCGCTTGAGGTCGCCTGTAACAGCCGCCGTCCCGGCCCCAACAAGAGCGCCCGTCCCCAAAGCGGTAAGGCCCAACCCTTTGGCCGCTATGCCTAACAATAAGGGCAGGAACGCCTCTGGCTGTCCTGTAACGGGGTTTGTGGTCAGCTTGCCGCCGGGAACCAAGGACGCAATACCCGCTACTTCTACGGGGTTCATATGAACCAGCATGGTATCGCCATAACGGCCATACTTCGCCATTTCGTCCATCATTGGTTTTGCTGGATATCGATTCATTAGCTTGTCTCTACACCAAACATGTTAAAGCTAAGGCCGGTGTTGCTTGCATACACCTTGACCACGTCGCTTTGATTGAGAGTTAGCCCCAGAACAGCAGAGAATGTTTCGTTTGCCGCAAGGGTTTTGTCGTAGTACAGATATTGCTTGTCGTCAGTTGCCGCGTCCGCAACATGCACGCTCACGCGATAGGCTAGTGCGCCTCCTGTCCTGTTGCAGATAACCAACGAGCTAACAGTGGTTTGATTAAGGTTCGGCACCGTGTACAGCGTTGTCGTCGTCGTTGCCGCAGGAGCTACCTGACCAAGAACCTTGATTATGTCAGCCACTGCTCGCTCCCATCAACAAGAACTGGAACCGGCGCAGGGCCAGTGATGAGTTTTTGTTGGTTTTATTTGTATTGCCTTCTACCGTGCTGGAGATGTCCTGCAAGGACTGCTCTATTGTCCTGCGAGCAACCTGCTCATTCTGTTGCTCGTACTCGCGGGTCGCTACCGGTAGTGTTGTATATCTAGGCATTACCGGCGACCATCCGTGCGTATATCAAAGCGCAAGTCACCAAGCGTCCAGCCGTATTCCGCGCCGTTTGTGGTGATCTTGACAATCACTTCTCTTGCTCTAGCCCGTAAATGATACTGCCCTGTTGAGCTGTTGATGGAGGCCGTATCAAGCACGGTCTCTGTGTTGAGTGGGAAATCCTTGCCCAGAATCTCCATCGACAGGTCTGCGGCGGAGGTCGTGCCCCGAAACGTGAAGTCCGGTATCACACGCCTCATTGCCAAGAACGACTCGCCATCACCCAGCCCAATTCCCCCAGAAGCTACAAATGCGTTCAAAGGCTCCCCGTCAGCGCTATGCCCGAACTCATGCAAGTACAGGTAATTGTCGTTTATGTCTGACAAGTTATTTGACGCCGCAACCGGATACTCCTTCGTGGGAGCGTGGATATACGCCCCGCGATCTAGCGTTCCGATTGTCCAGTTATCCTCTAAATAGTTGTATGTAACGTAGTTGGTGATGTCTGCGCTGGCGTCACCAACCGGGTAGTGCCATGTTACCTCAGAATCGTCAGGATTAGTGGTTGCGTATATCTTAAATCTCTGGTCGAACTGTAAATTAGAAAACACATAATCCAGTACCGAGCAGGGTAAGCGCTGTACCGCGCCTCGGTAAACATAAAACCCCTCTCGGTCCATGAAGAAGACCGCGTCAGCCGCCGCTACCCCAGCCTTTGGGGATATCATGCTGACGTTCTCCGCCACCGGAGAGAACGAGTAAATGAACGGGGCGCCGACGAACCGCATCGCCTGTATGCCCACGTCCGTAAATATCAGTATTTCTTGTCGGGTCTTGATTGCACCAACGATAGTGGTGCCGGTTGACAGCACCTGACCGCCAGAGCTGTTAGTTGCCGTTGGCGTCCAATCTGCCGCATTTTCTTGATCTGACCAACGGATCAGGAGTGGGTCGATGCTGGACGACCCAAGCGGGTTGCACCCAAAGCAAATAACGTGCCGATCTATATCGGACACCATGACCTGTAATGCCGCAGTCGGGGTGTTTGAAGCGCCCCCAAGTGACGAGAGGGGTATTCCCCGCGTCGAAACGCCATTGCTCTCATCCCAGTAATAAACGCCACCAGCCCTTGGGTTGAATATCAGGTCATCCCCGAAAGCATCCTGACTGTACAATCGGAGCTGGTTTGATACCGTCAGATCAACGGATTCGCCAAAAGCGGGGATACCCCAGCCTCCTACGCCCCATCCCGTGCTGTCCACATAGAAGTTGGTGCCAGTGTTGATCTGGTATGCGCCGACAATAGCTCCTCCGCCGTTGCCAGTATCGCTGGCATTGGCCGTGACCGTGGCTCCGCTTGTGTCTTTGGCGGTTATGTTGTACGAGTCGGCATCAATAATCAGGTCTATTTGATACTCTTGATTCAGCACATCCGCAGTGATGTTTCCGCCCATAGAGACCGCGCCGGAGAAAGTGACAAAGTCCCCCTCCACTGCCCCGTGCGCCACATCGTTGACAACCAGCGTAGATGATCCGTTGGTGGCGGCGAAGGTTACGAAGCCAGCGGCAGTGGTCTCCCTTATCGGCGTGATGTCAGAAATAATGCCGCCGGTCTCGACGTAAAACTTTAAGTTCGTGCCTACACCTAAATACTTGTTACCAACGGCAGATCCCCAGTCGAATAGCGATCTAGCCACGCCTTTAATCGGGGTGCTGACATACTTCGTCCAACCGCCAATGGTCTCGACGCGGCCTTTTCTGAAGCGAATTTTGTCGCCATCAAACCAGCCGGAATCTGCGCTGTACTCTGTACCTTCCTTGTCTATTCCCGGCTTGAAGGCAATCTTGGTCAGCGCCACTGGTGTACCTCAGTAAACCCACATAACGGGTGTGGAATTTCGCTTATCTACATGGACAAATGTCTTAGCCACGCCGATGCCATTGAAGCCCATTTCTATCGCCTTCCAGACAATCAGCATGCGCTCATGGCCATTTTTGACCTGTATGTCTGCCGCAATGCCGTGGGCGTGCATACCCGGCTTTTCCTTCTTAGCCTCTAGGCTATGGCGAGAAGATCGGTATCCGGACGTAATAACGAATGGGAACCCGCAGGCTTCGCGTAGCTCATCCAGATCCCTGATAAAATCAAGGTCCATTTCGTTCTCACCTGTCTCCTGACAATTGAAGTCAGACAGGTTGAAATACTTAAAGTTAGTCACTTTTTGACTTGTCACTACCAAGGTACAAACCAAAAGCGCCAGTCAACGCGCCCGTCATCACGGACACCAAGGCGCTCTGCGGAATAGATACCTGATTAGCGGGAATGTCCATAAACCACTCGACCACGCGATAGGTCATCACCAGCATCGTAACCATGAGCAGTCTCGGTATTATTCGCCATCGATCCAGCCCTTCCGGCGTAATCATTATGAAATCGCCCAAGCGGCCAATAGGATTAATAAAGCCACCGCAGAAAGAAACAGCGCTCCCGCTTCGCCCTCTGTGAGGTGCATCATGCGAGCCTTGCATGCCTTTCCAATCGCCCTAATCTGCTCCATTACAAACATCACTTTTCCCTCGCTACCCCTTTGGTTTTTTCAAACGTCCTCAAGCCTCCGAGACCTAGCATTCCAAGAAGCACAGTAAGCAGGCTATCCATGTCGAATGCCGGTAGCGGCGGGGTCTCTATGCCCGTGTACGCAATGACAAAAACAGCCAGTGGTTGACCGATGAAATGCCATGAAAGGGCCACTCCAGAAACCCACCCGACGAACGGGCGCCAACCGGCAACAAACATTGACTTGTGCGTTGCCTCGGCCTTATTAACCTCAATCTGACCTTTGGCAAGTTCATGTGCGTGCCTCTCTGACATCGTGGCGATCTCGTGGGCCAAACGATTACGCTCATCTGCGTCAGGGATAAACTTGTCCAGAAGGCTCGTTACTGGGGCTATCAGTGCTTCAATCATGGGGCCACTCCCACTCCGGATCGGAGCTTGATATAACGGTACAGGACGCAGAGATAAGCACCAGCGCCATCAGGAAAGCGCTAGCCATTACCCTAAATGCATCCATCAGAATGTCGATAGCGCCACGCGCTTCCAGCTATTGGTCGCCACGCAGACGTATATATAGTTGCTGTCCCAAGCGATTTCCCCTGCCGCGCCAGATGCCGAAGAGCTTGCTGGGGTCTGGGACGTGTTAATTCGAATATGATCGGCTGTCGTGACTAGCGCCGAAAAGGTGCCTGCGCCGGGAGTTGACGAGCCGATGTTAGTGCCATCGATATCACCCGCGTTGATGTCCACGGTGGTCAGCGTCGATGTTCCCGAGGCCGTAATATTGGTGAACGTGGCGGCGGCGGCTGAAGAAGCGCCAATCACGGTGCCGTCAATCGCCCCCCCATTGATGTCGGCGTTAGTAAACGATGATGCGCCGATAGAGGTTATGTTTCCAGTCACATTGCCGGTCACATCCCCTGTCACATTCCCGGTCAGGTTCCCGGTTACGTTACCAGTCACTGCTCCTGTCACGTTACCGGTAACATCTCCCGTGAGGTTGCCGGTAACATTTGCTGTTAAGTTGTCAGCAACAAGATCGGCAAACACTTGAGTAACCGTTGCACCGGCTCCAGCGCCGCTAAACTTCAACACTGCGTCCTTGCCATTTGCCAGCTCAAAGTCATTTGACGCGCTGTACGTTCCTTGAAACAGGATGACAGACCTGCCGCCGGATAGGCTGTTTCTTACAAATACAATCTTTTCCGCATTACTCGGCGTAAGGCGGACATAAGCTGTCGCGCCAAGATCCCCGCCGTCAGTAAATTCAATGAACTTGTTGCGCCCATTCGACACCGCGCCATCGCTAATTGGGATGTCTGTAGGCGAACCTGAGCTTCCGGCAGAGGCCAGCGTCAAAGACAGAATGCCGTTTACAGCCTGATCAATGATGTCGAAGTTAATGTTTGTCGTGGCACCCCACAGGCCGGACTGATCTCCGGTTGTGATCTTTTCAATGCCAAGATTTGCTGTGTATGTGCTAGGCATGGTTTCCCCTACGCCGCAATTTCAACCCAGTTCGGGTCTTGATTAACAATGATTTCGTTCCAAGAGACAACAGACGCGGGTGTAACCTGTCCAGTTGCCGACACCCCGGTCAAAAACACTTTTATTTCCGCATTTGGCGCAACAATTCCAACCTGACCTTGCATCCTTGGCGAGCTAAGGAGAGCATTAACACCCGTCCCCTCAACAACCGTTACGGTGCCCGGAGTGCCTGTGGCGGCAATGCCTGTCGGGCTGACGTTGGCCTTACCAGTAACGCTAACGCTGTCCACGGAGGCTGTGGCAGAGAGGCCGGTGGTGCCGACATTTGCGTCTCCGCTCACTGCAACGGCGCCGACTGCTCCAGTCGCCTCGACACCTACCAGTATTGCGCCAGCGCCCTCTAGGACTATGATATTATTCGGGCCGTCCGCCAGTGAGGAGAACGATTCCTGACTAAACGCCATCCCGCCAAATAGGGGACCACCAGCCTCTGTAGCGGTCATGGGCATAATGGCACCAACGCCCGTCACGCTGACCGAGACTGGGATTGAGCCTATTGCGGCGCCAACAGATGTCGTTCCAGATATTCCGGTGACCGATACATCCACTGGGAATCGGGCGATTACCGAGCCAACTGCGCTAGTACCGCTTACCCCTGTCAGCGATACGATAGCGTCTCCAGTTGCAACAACAGAGCCAACGGAGCCTGTAGCGGCCACGCCCTGAGCGCTTACGGGGCCATCTGGGCTTTCGCTAAACGCCGACGCTGATAAGCTACGAGACCCAAGCATGATTTACTACTTATCCGCCTTTTGGTCGATCTTAGCCTCTATCTGATCCAGCTTGACAAACAGGCGCTCGACGGTATCCCTGAATTCCTCTCTGCGAACATACTCGCCAGCAACCAGCACTTCGACCCTGTTTACCTTTTCCAGAATCATGTCGTCCGTCCTTTCCAGCATCCGCACAGAGTCCCATAGCGTTTTCAATAACCAGCCAAATACGCCGCCGGCAAGAGTAATAACAGTGTTGATCATCCCCTGATCCATAATCAGCCCTCGCCGGCAAACCAGTATTATTCAGACCAGCGGTCGTCGTTCTCGTCGTATACGCCGTCGTTGTTCGAATCGCAGTGTCGTTGCCATGACTGCATGCTAAAGGTAAAGCCCTCGCTCCAAGGGATGTACGCCTTACACCACTCATGAGAACCGACCGGGAAACCGTCGGTAGCCTGCGGGACATAGTCGCGTTTAGACCACGGCTCTTGGGCGACAAAGTAAGTGTTTTTATTTTTGTACAGCTTGCGCGTAAACAAGGTGCTGTTTGGGGTGCTGATATATATTTCTTGATTGTCAGACAGAGTGTAGGTGGAGCCGTCATCGTAGTTAATGACCGTCTCCGCTGACGCGGCAATTGAAAAGATGGAAAGCAGTGCAAGTAGATTACGCATTACGCGCTCCTTAGTGATTGGATAAGGGTTAAAGTAAAATAAATGATGCCGCCAGAAAAAATAAGCGCCATCACTAACGCTGACACATCAAGCATACGGCGCTGTCTGCGCCGCTGTTGATAAATCATTTTTTCCCGCTTTGCCCTAATTTCTTTGCGCATTTGGAGCATTTCACGATATGTCTCCTCCCCGTATGCGTACATAATTAGTTCGCGGATTTGCTTGTTCTGCTCTTCTATCTTTTTTTTTGCAATAACAGCATTCAACGCCTGCTCTTCAACGGAGGAGCCGTCAAACATTTTCTTGAAAAAGGGCGGGCTTTCCGCCTCTTTCTCTGCCTGATTGATGTCAGATACTAGCGTGTACCAGTGGCCCAGCTTCTGAGCCACATGTTCTATTTCGGCCCCTTTACTGACAAGTACCTGTAACCCCTTGAAGGTGGTCGAGGCCATCGCTACCAAACTCAAGGGGTCCATTCATTGGTTACTCTGCGTTCGGATCAACCCAGTTCGGGTCTTGAGTCCAAGTGGTGCCGTCGTAGGTGTACCTGTTACCCATCCAATCCGCTGGCGCATCAGTTACATTTTCGTGCAAAGTGGAGTTGCCCGAATTGAGGTCGCCAATAATAAAGTCAAGGCTGTCAGGGTCGCCCACATTGATTTGACCGGCCTGCATATCAACCGCCTTGTCATCGGCAAAGAGGTATTTAGATAGATTGGTTGCGTTTTCTACAATGGTTTTCATTTCATTTACCCGTTAAGTAAAAGTTTGCTGGTTGTGTTAATTGATGATGAGTATTGATAAACAGCAACATTGCCGCCAGCGCTGACAAGGTACATCTTGGTTCCATCTGGTTTGAATGTAAGCCCTAGTGGTTCAGTAACTACAGCAGTGACACTAAGCGAGGTTGACGAATAAGAAGCTGTGCTTAAATCGTAAGCTGTAGTTAAAGCATATTCAAAAACAGTGTCATTTTGTTGACCCACAATAAACAGCTTTGTTCCATCATTATTAAATGCGATGGCCCTTTGGTTATTTTCTTGTGCAGTTGTGTTTAAAGTTACAGAATCATAGGAAGCTGTTGAAACATTGAACGCAGTACTTAAACTATATTGATATACTCCTCCCGTAGATGCGTTTGAAGACGAAATGTACATTTTTGTACCATCGTTATTAAAGGTCACATCTGTAGGATTAGTAGACTGCGAGGCCACAGAAAAACTTACGGAGTCATAAGAAGCTGTTGCCATAGAATAAGCGGTAGAGCAACTGTATTGAAACACTGTGTCGTTGGCAGAGCCTATAATATAAAATTTAGTTCCATCGCTATTAAACGACATTCCAAGGGGGGTAAGTTCTTGGCTTGCAACACTAAATAATGTTGATGCAGAGGCAGTAGAGACATCATAAGCAGTGCTTAATGTGTATTCATTAACTTCATCTCCGCTGTATCCAACAATAAACATCTTAGTTCCATCGTTATTAAATAAAACTCCGGTCGGGATGTTCTCTTGCGCAAACACATTAAAATTCACAGAGTCATAAGACGCATTGCTTAATTGATATCCAATCGCGGCTAAAGGGCCAAACGCCAATCCAGCCTCAATAGCTGAGGCTGTGGTAGACAGTGTTCCGTCAAGCTGAAGGTATACGGTAGAGTTAGTCGTGGTCACTTCAGACGTGGCGTTTTCAGCTATTCCGCCCACCAATACAACCTCTCCAGACGCCGCATTAGCAATATCTTCTTGAGCAATCCCCACAAACTTGGGGGTGGGTAATGCGTTGCTGGACAAGGGCTGGTATACGACCGCATCGCCCGATGTACTGCTATTTGAGTACATCACAGCAGTCGTTGCCGTGTCTGGGCTATATGTTACAGAGATGGAGCTATATTGAGTGCTAGATGTGGCGGTTGTGTTTATTTCAAAGCCAGAATCAACAGAAACGCTTTTGTTTGACGAAACTGTGGCGTTGTAGACATAAGGGTAGCCGTTTGTGCCGTTACGAACGCCAACCACCGACTTTTTGTTTACGGCGTCGTAGGTAATGCTGTAATCGCCAGACTGCTGTCCGATTGCCACTGCTGACCCAAAAGAAATAGTCGAGCCTGTACCCGTTCCGGAAACTTGACCCGCTATAACCTTACCCGCGTTGCTGTCCGAAGTGTCGCGATATGCCACGACAACAAGGTTGTTGTCTGAATCAAAGCAGGCATCTGGGTAGTCAGTCTGACCGCTCTCAAAAACTACCGGAGTACCGTAATCATATCCCGTACTGCTTGCGTTTATTTCTCCAACAACAGCCGTACCGTAGTTGGCATTTCCACCATCTCTCCAAAATATAACGATGCGTTCCGCGTTGGGGTCATAAACAACATTTGGCCAATACCCTGCGGCGGCTTTGATGTTTTGTGCGCCATTCCAGCTTATGCCGGTTAAGTCGCCGCTCCCGCTATATGAGTACAGATAGTTGGAATTGGAGACTCCTTCAACTACCACCACCCACTTGCTTGCGGCTATGTTGTAGGCTATTGAACACTCCCCAGCGGACGCCCCATAAAAATTGCCTGTTCCACCGAGAGTGACGGTGGTGCCGCTTACGCTTCCAACGGCATGTCTGCCCCATGTATTCGCCTGAAACGCTACCGCAATCGTGTTGTTGTCTGGATTAAATGCAATAGATGTGTGGGTGGTCGCGAAGCTATAAAAAACAACGGGTGTGCCGAATGTAATTGAGCTTCCCGATATAGACCCAGCCACAACGGTCAAATAACCGCCAAGGCCGTTATCCCTATAGGAGATGACTATTGCATCTGCGTTAGTGTCATATACAGAGTCAAAATAAGTTGTACTTGCCGACTCAAACGTCGATGACGAGCCTTTTGACTCGCTAATCTGCGCTACAACGCTAATCGTTCCGTCTGTGTTCAGGATGACGGTATCACCGTTTGAAATCGCGCCTGATGCAGTAAATGTGGCTTTTTTTCCGGACGCCCCTGCTGGCAACAAGTCAGATAGATTGCTCATGTGCTGTAATCCAAGTCAATACTGGTTGCCGATAGCGCCCTTCCCGCAAGCAGGCTGGTAATCGCTGGTCCCGCTGAATATTGCCACACAATGTTTGTTTGTGACCCACTGCCAATGGCGTATATTTTTTTGCCATCAGAGCTAGTAGAAACTCCCCAGCAGGCATTGGTAATTTGAGTGTCAACACTAAAAGAGATTTCATAGACTCCAGTGGAGATATCCCAAGCGGTAGAAAGATTCCATTTGTGTAGCTGGTTCTCTCCGATTCTTTCCGAGGTTATTAGCTTGGTGCCGTCAGAAGAGAAAGTTAGACCTGTCGGTGACGTTCCTCTTGCGGAAATATCTAGGCTTTTTGACGAATAGCTTGCTGTTGATATATCGTAAGCAGGACTTAAATCATATTCAAAGATGCTGTCCTGCGAAGAGTCACATAACACATACAGTTTAGATCCACTGTTTTCAATGCGAATACCATATGGCTGACTGCCTTGCGATGAAGGTGAAAATGATTTTGAGTCGTAAGACGCTGTAGAGATATTCCAAGCGGTGCTTAAAGTGTATTGGTAAATAACATTGTTAGACCAATCTGTGAGGTACATTTTTGTTCCGTCATCAGAAAAGTCCATAGACCTGATTGTATAGGGGTTTGCAATTTGAGAAGAAGCATTAAAACTAATAGATGCATATGATGCGCTTCCAACATTCCAAGCGGTGGCCAGTGTATATTGATAGACTATTCCGCTGGTGTTTCCCGTTGCATACAGTTTGGTGCCGTCTGAACTAAAAGCAAACGTGTAGAGTTCTGTCTGACTGTTTACAGAAAAATTGATGCCATCATAGCTAGCCCCATTTAAGTTAAATGGAATTGCCCCGGTAGGCTGAAAGCTCCCGTCGTTCTGAACATAATACACAGAGTTTGGCGTAAGCCCCGACACATTACTTGATACTCCGCCCTTGACGGTGATGCTTCCACTGGCCGCGTTGGAGATAGCTCCTGTTGATATTCCGAGGAAATTATCCGAGGTGACATTTGTGTAAGCGGGTCGGGTGATGTAAGCGTATCTTGCGCCCCCCATTAAAAAATAATCGTTTATCGGGTCATAGGCGATAAAAGCCCGCTCATTACCATAATAATTTTGATTTCCAGCCACTTCATCAGAAATAACCAAGGTAGAGCCAGATATCTTTACTGTCCTGTAATTAAATTTATTTGTGGTGTTATTTCTGTAAGCAAGGACATTTAACTCTCCTGATGCATAGTATTTCATAAATGCATACGATGGGTTGATGACCTCAAGCGTAATTTCGCCGCCAAAGCTAATGGTCGTTCCACTCAGGGTTGCTATTCTTCCCGTCAATACACCGCCGTTTGAAGAGTCCTGATAGGTTAATACCGTTTTTTGAGCGTGAGTGTTATAGGCGACGCTAGAGAAAAAAGTAGTCCCAGAGTTAAACACCACCTTTGTCGCAACCGACACGCCAGTGGTCACCGTAATTACATTTGCCACGCCGTAAAAGGCTTGCCCTTGGTCAGTCCATGAAAAAATAACCTTGTCCTGATCTGTGTCATAAGTCAGGCATCCAGTGTCGTTAATTTCATTTGAGTCTACTGTGTAAGTGCCGCTAAATGACGGCGTAGTACCCGAAATGGTTACCCTTTTTGCAACAGGAATAAGCTTATTAACAGGGAAATAACCATAAACCATCAAAACACATAGCTGATCTGGCACATAGATGCTTGTGTGGTGCCCCGTAATATTGCTTTGAAAAACTACTGGGGTGCCAAATGAAATGCTGGTCCCAGATACGGTGCCGACTATAGCAGTGCCGTATTGGTTATTAGTTTGGTCTTTGTAGCTAATTAAAACTTTTTGCGCGTTTTCGTCATAGGAAATAGCAATGTCTCGCGTATCTCCCGTTTCAAATACAACGGCGGTGCCAAAAAGAATAGTGTTTCCAGACAGTGTCCCAACTTTTGCCTCTCCCTGAGCGGTGCTTTGGTTTGCATACGCAATGACAACTCTGCCTGCATTTGAATCATAGGCGGCAACTGAGTAATTCCCAGAAGTGCCTGATGGCGCAAAGTAAGCCCCCTGATTCATAACCTCAGCCTGACCAGAAACCACGCTAACAGTTCCGTCGCTATTCAGGATTACCGTGTCACCCGTGTCGATAGTTCCGGAAGCGACAAAGCTGACCTCCTTGCCAGCCCCCGCAGGAAATAACTCGCTCAGATTGCTCATGATCGGTTCTTCATGTTAATGGTGGTAGCAGAAATGGCTTTGCCGACTTTATTGTCGGTATATGCTGTTGAGGCTGTGTACTGATAAACAAAGTCGCTTGAGCCGCCTGATACATACATTTTCAGGCCGTCTTGAGAAAAGGTAAGGCCATATCCACTCCCGCTTGCTTGAGATCCAAAATATAAAAGAAGCCCCGTGTAGGAGGCGGTAGATAAATCGCCTGCGGTCGCCATGTCGTAACGATAGACGGTGGAGGTGGCATTACCCAGAATAAAAAATTTAGTGCCGTCTGGAGACACAAACATATCCTGCGCCGTAGAGTCTTGGTTAGTGCCGTCAAACACGTTGCCGGAGGCTGATGCAGTGGAAAGATCAAAGCCAGTGCTTAAATTGTATTGATGAACGTCATCGTCAGCTTGGTCAACAATAAAAAGTCTGGTGCCTGCGCTATTAAATCCTAGTCCGCAAGGGGTAGATTGTCCTGTAGCAAGGAAAGAGTTTCCGCTGTAGGAGGCTGTAGATATGTCCCATGCCGTGGACAGGGTATACTCGTAGACAGTCTTATTTCCTGAGCCAATTACATAAAATTTTGTCCCGTCAGGCTTAAACGTCATTCCCCGTGGGGATGTTTCTTGGCTTGATACCGAAAAGCTCTTTGATGCGTAGGTAGCTGTTGAGACATCATAGGCTGTTGCAAGGGTGTATTGAGCCACGTTGTATGGAGAGCCTAAATTCAGCACATACATAGCAGTTCCATCTGCGCTAATTGCCACTGCGGACGGCGACGCGACTTGAGCCGCCACGCTAACGCTTTTATTGTCGTAAGAGCCTCCGCCAATATCAAACCCGACAGGGCTTGTAACGAGGTTCCCGTCCCTGTAAGCGTAATAATCAGATCCGATAGTCAGCCCAGATTGCGATTCGTTTAGCGACCCAAGAGTATTGACTGATCCCGTGGCAGTGTCAGAAATGGCTTGTGCGGCAAGCCCGATAAAGCCTGCGTCAGTAAAGTTGTAGTTATTGACCTCAACGAGGTTTACCACTCCTGAAGTAGAGGTAGGATCTTGGTACAGCGTCAAAACCTTGTTTTTGTCAGGAATATAAATTGCTGAATTGTAAGCCGAGCCGTCTGATATTTGCGTTGACGATCCAAAAGAAATTGAACTGCCAGAAACCTTCCCCATAGCCGCGAAGCTGGGATATGGACTCCCTAATGCATTGTTTTTGGAAAAAGCAAAAACACGTTGCAAAAGAGGGCAATACGTTACGCTGGGATACTGAGCGGCGTAGCTCCCGAAGACAACTGACGTTCCGAAGCTGATGGACGTTCCGCTTACCGTGCCAACAATGGCTGTTGCGTATTGATTGTTTCCATAAGCAGTCCAAGCAATAACAACTTTCTGAGCGCTGGCGTCATACGCAATCTGATTAAATGCCACTAGACCAGAAGTGTCGTATGTGACAGGAGTACCAAAACTAAAACTTCCACCGCCCCATGTGCCAACTACCGCTGTTCCAGCGTCATTGTTTCCTCCATCTTGGGCGACAAATACAAATTTCCCAGCACTCTCATCAAAAGCAACGGCTGTGTATGAAGAATTATTTGCCATGTAATATTGTACAGAGCTAGTGCTTATACTGGTTCCGCTAACGGTGGCACCAACAGCCGCACCCGGTGTGCCCGCCCCATTTCTAAAAGCAATCGCGGTGATGTTGTCTGTGTAAGAATACGCTACAGAAGTAAAGGAGATCGCGGAGGAAGTGAACTGATAATTTTGATTTACTGTTATGGATGTGCCGCTGACGGTCAGAAGGGTGGCGTATCCACCAATTCCTCCCTGATGCCCCACAACAAACTTTTTTGCCGTGCTATCAAACGCCGTCGAGGTATAGGCTACGGTATTGCTAAGAAAGACAACTGGAGTGCCAAATGTAATTGTGTTTCCCGATATTGTGCCTACAACAGCCGTGCCGTAAGAACTATTATTGTTATCGTCGTAGGCAATTAACACTATCTTATTAATGGGATCATACGCCCCCGACATATGGGTGGCATTGGAGTCAAACGAAGTCGCCGTTCCAATAGCGCCAATTACTCCAGTTGCTGAAGAGGAAACGGCGGACACGGTGTTATCGCTGTTTACGATAATCGTGTCGCCATTGGAGATAGCGCCAGACGCAGTGAAGGTGAAGTTGTTCTGACCTCCACCAGCCGGTAATAGCTCCGAAAGGTTGCTCACTTACACGCTCCAGCCAATAGTGCCGTTGATGTACGTCATGGTAATTTCGGCAAAGTTTTTGTCGAAAGTCAGGTCAGTTGCGCTAGACGCAATGTTTTCGCCATTCCTGCCGACAGTAAACGTGGTGGTTGCCGCCGCACCAGTACCGTCCTTGACTGTTACAGTGTTGCCCGCGCTGGGTGACGCCGGTAGCGTGATGGTGATACCACCTGCCGTGGCTATAACAAACTCGCCAGCAGACGCCGTGTAGTTTGCGCCCTTCAAGATCGGCAACGCATTCTTACTGTCGATTTGAGTTTGAATAGCAGAGGTTACGCCGCTTGAGTAATTAAGCTCTGCGGCAGTTGCGGTAATAGACGTGCCTGCAACTTGCAAAGTTGTGGCGTTTACCTCACCCGACGCACCGTAAATTACTGCTTTTGAATTAACAATTGTACCCGCTGAAGAGCCGTCTACTAGATTAATCTCTGCCGGAGTTGATGTAACCGCCGTGCCGTTGATGACAAGTTGGTTTGACCCATCCAAATATACCGACTTCCCCGCAGGGTAGTTGATAAATACATCTTTGCTTCCTGCTGAAAAGTTAACAGCAGATCCACTATTAGAACTGGCCAGCACTGTCGTCCGGGCCAGCGTGTTCCCACTCGCCGTATAAGTGCCAAGGCCCACTTCGTAGGCTTGGTTCACATTATCAATAATGGCGTAGTAGGTTGTGTCACCATCCGACAAAGCTGACGAGAAGGCTATAAAGTTGGCCTCCGCGCCACCAAGCGAGATTGCTCCCGTACCCGTCGTGGTGGTAGTTTCTTTTACGCGATCAGCAACGACCAGAGCCATGATTATGCAATCCGAATAATAGCGTTAGATGCGTCAGCAGTTGGGAACACAATGGTGAAGTCTCCTGCACTGGATGACTTGTCCGAGCCAAAGTCCAGAACAACAATCGAGTCGGTTGTGCCTGTGCCGCCGCCAGTGGTTGTGTTGTAGATCAACGCTCCGCGAGCAGTGATCGTGGACGAGCTAAATGTGAGGTCAGCAAAGTCCGTCAATGCCGTTGTTCCTGACGTGGTAGGCGTAACATTGGTCAGTGTGCCGCCGCCAGCAGAATAACCTGTCCCGCTAACCTCATTGGTCGCGGTATAGTCGGTTGTCGCCGCCGTAAAACTTGCGTTGTTGTCATACATGGCCAGCTTGAAGGTGTCACCGGTGCTGGCAGTGAAGTTGTGAGATCCTACAAGCAGTTCCTGCTTGAATGATGTACACATGTAGTTTCCGCTAAAAGCCATATCAAAGTCTCCTGATAAGTTCGGCTAGGTCTTTTTGCCCCGCATCACACAGGGCGTTGTAAACAGTGGTCCGGTCGCTTTTTATGGCTTCCTTCATGTAGTAGACAAGGAGCTTTCTAATGTCAGCTCTAAATGCCTCAGCTTGCGCTCGTACTTCTGGCGCGGCGCTTTCGGCTATGGAAACAATCCTGCCTAAGCACCTTTCTGCTACTTCCTCGGGAGTAAAACCCCTATTGGACGTTGTTTCTACAAACACGTTGCCAACGGTAGCGTCAATCATGATCTAGGCTTCCTTACCTCTCCGCCACGATAGCTGTCCGTTGTGCTATAGCCCTCGCCCAGCTCCTCCAGCTTGCCAAGCGCTTCCATGTATCTCTGCGTATACAACTGCATTAAATCTGGATCGCCCTTGAGGTAGGTGTACGCTTCTACAAGACAGCCATAAAGGAGCGTTGACTCGGCATTTGTGCCAAGCCAGCTAGTGCCGTCTGTAGAGGCGGTTATTGAGGTAGGCTTGTGGAAGTAATGCAGTTCCGCGTCATATGCCGCTTCTGGGGTAGGGCCAAGAATAAATGCCGTGCGGCTAAATATGCCGTAATACTTGGGCACACCGTTTGTCGCCGTCGATGGGTATGCCTGACGGATAAAGTTTACGTCCTTGAACAAAAGGTAATCATATCCGGAATTATCGATTGCCAATGAATATGGCGTTAAAAAATCCGATGGCATCACCAGATACTGGTTGCCAACAGCCACAGTCCCCTCGACGTTCTTACGGAAGTCGGGCAACTGTACCGTTTTAAGAATCTTGTCTTCTGCCTGCTGAATGATTGTAGGCAGATTGTTGACAAAGCTGGTCTCGTTGGACTCCATATAGTCCTGTATGGCCTGCTTCAGTGTGGTGTAAGTAAACGCCATCAGGAAATCTCTACCGTTACGCGCCCAACCATACCTGCCATGTCAAGGCCCACAGTGCGGCTCCCAAGAGCTGTATTGCCACCACCAACGGGATCAAAGGCAGACAAAGCGCGGCTTTCGTCAAGTGAATTGTCAGGTCTAGGAAATCTAAGAGCCTGTGGATCGTTCGCATTGACATCCCCCAATTTGAGCTGGGGCTGGTCCTGATCCACTACATCTCGGCCAACCAAAAGACCGTTCCATCGCCCGTCTTCGATCTGACGGACAAGGTCGCGCAGTGGGTAACGGAATCCAGTCCGGTCACAAAAGCCGAAAGCATGTTTACCTTTGGCATAACTGCTCATAGGTCGTTATAGCCTCCCGGCGCCATATACAGAGCCGCCTTCTCGCGGGACGCATCAGCCGCCAAATCCCACTGCTCTTCGTACACCTGCTTGAGTGCAGGCGCGATACTCATGGATTCGGGCTTCTTGCTGGCAATCTGGTAGGCCAGACCCGCTACAAGACATGGTAAGTATCGGGCAGGAACATCCATCGTGTTAGACGCCGGCTTGCCTGTATCTTCGATGCGGTCTAAGTAGTAGTAGGCAAATGTGTAGCTGGTTGTTGCGTCTGGCACAGGCCAAAAATGAACGGTAATGCCAGTCGGCTTACGCTCAACGTAGTACTGGAGCGGACGCCCTTGCGTCAGCTTGTTTGTCTGGTGCGCGTACTGGCTGACAGAAATTCTCTGCATTGTCAGATCAGACTGCTTGGAGGTGTTACCCGCGTCAGTGCGTAGCAAGCCCTCTATTATGTCTAACTTTTCAGAAGTAAGGTCATACGACGAAGTGCCCGCAACCAAGGCCAGTGACGCATCTCGCACTGTCCAGAGGTTTAGTCCTCGGTTCTGCCACTCCAGCATAAGCAAATCAATGCTCCGCCGAGCGGTTTTGTAATCATAACCACTGCGGAGTTCGGAGCCGGCACGCTCAAATGCCTCCTCCATAATATCTGACAAGTCCAGAGTAAAGCTGGTTGTTCCGCTAGTCGCCATTTAAACAACCACTCCCCTAGTCTTGCCGCGCATGGCAATGCCGTTCCGGCACTTGGCCTTGGGCATTTGCCCGCCATTCGCCGCCTTTTTTGGCTTGCTCAGTCCCGCCTCAGAGAGCGCGATAGCAACAGCCTGCTTTTTGTTGGTCACCTTATCGCCTGATCCGCCAGATTTCAGCGTGCCGGCTTTGAACTCCTTCATGACCTTTTTGACCTTGCTGGGCGCATTTTTGGTCTGCTTGCCAGCTTGCGCTCTGCTGATGGCCATTTAGCTACCCTTCTTCCACTTAGTGGACTTTGACTTGGTCTTGCTTGGGCTCCACTTGACCCTATCCGCCCAGTAAGCCGCAGACATTTTGCCGCGCTTAATATTCTTCGCATGACGCGATTTAAACGCCTTGCGCTGACCAACGGTCTGGTTCGTCTTTACGCCCTGTTGCCCAAAGCGAATAATCTTCTCCTTGCCGCCCTCGCACGCTTTGACGATGTGCGACTTCTTGGCATGGCCCGGAGTCCTCTTCGGCTTGTTGCAGGCCATCGCGCCTTTGTCAACGCGACCGCCTTTCTTGTAATAGAGTCGCATTACTTACGATGCCTCGCCGTCTTTTTGGCAACCTTCTTTGGTTGCTTGGAATGCTGTTTGCCCTTCTTGCTGTCTTCCCGCTTTTTGCGGGTGGTGGCGGCATACTCGCTGGAGGAGAGTGACTTGATTGCCTTTTCCGGCAAATATCGCTCGCCTGTCGCTTTCGACCCCTGAGTGCTGGGCTTTCCTGACTTGGTCCGCCACTTCTGCTTAGTCCACTTTTTAAGGGACTGTTGCGGCTTCTTTAGCGCCATGAGCGCCTCGCCTTCTCCTGAGCGGCCTTTGATAGGTCGCCATAGTGGTACAGCCGCTTGCTGTTTTTGCCGTGCGTCTTGCCTGAATGCAAAGAGCCGTCAGGCATCTTATGCATACCACCCCTGTGAACGGTGCCGTCCTTGAGGTAGTGCTTGACTCCCATGCCCATCAGTCTTTGTAGCCTCCGCCTGCGGATTTGTATTGCTTGGCGAGCATTTGTGCTTTTCTAGCAGACCACTGTCCGGGCTTACCGCCCTTGCCGCTTGCCTTGATTTTATTGAACAGGCGCTTACGCAAGGAGGGCTTAGTGTAATTTCCAGCTTCATTGACACGGGATTTCGTCTTACCCCCCTTTGCGTAATACTGCCTCATCAGCCGTAGTTCTTCTTCACCTGCATGACGACAGTGTACGAGTCGCCAAGGGTGTGCCCCACGGTAGTGAATTTAATATCACCAGTCTTTCCGGCGCCGGCATTGTTTGGTATGCCAACAAAATCGGAAAAATCCAGTGAGTCTGAATAGTCAGCAGGAAGCTCCCACGCCAAAACATCAGTCGTTGCGTCAAACAGAATCTCAACGCCCATGCCAATAGTGGAATACCAGATGCGCTCAATGTTTACGTTGGTGCATGCGGCATTGGTAATGGGGTTGTTTGAGAGAGCAGACACGTCGATTTTTGTCACAGCAGATTCGCCTGTGCCATCGCTGACGTTAGTGAACGCAAAGATTGCGGTGCGGGGGCCGTCTTCAATTGTCTGACTGGTAACTGTGTCAGCCATAATCCTCTCCAGATAACGGGGGCGCTAGCCCCCAATAATTAGCCGGCGGATACGGTAACGACGCCAGAGTTGCTCCAAAGCTGACCAGCAACAGTTGGATCTGAAGTGGGCAGGTCTTTGATAATGACTACGCTGTTGGTTCCATCGTGAGTGATGGAAATGTTCTCAGTAACAGCGCCAGTCGTGGCATTCTTGGTGATTTCTTTGAAACCGCCTTCTGAGCGGACGGGTCCGTTGAAAGTAGTGTTGGCCATGAGGATCTCCTGTCTTGGCTAGTGTCTGATGTTCCACATGGAACAATCAGTCAGGAAAGAAAAGGGGGCCGAAGCCCCCGTAGGATTAGGAAGTTCCGGGCGAGCCGTAGATTCCCAGAGGATCGGATACGCCGAAGCTGTATCGCTCGCGAGCCTTGTACCGGACGTTACCGGTATCAAAGTCGCCGTCCATTGAAGTCTCCAACGCGGTACGGTTGAAGTGCTTCATGCCGTTCGGTACATCGGTAATGATAAAGAAGGCGTTGGTGTCTGTCAGGAAGTGATTGACAGAGTAACCTTCCGGAATCGAACCGTTGTTGCGAAGGGCGTTGATGTCGTTGTCAGCCGTGCCAACTCGACCTTCAGTCTCAAGCAAACGAGTTGCTACAAACTGAAGCGCGGGTGGAACGATCAAACGACGGGGTCGGGCCGCGATCAGCAGACCACGCTCGTCGGTAAATGCGGC